CAGCAATAAGATCAGCACTTACACCGTTCCGATTACCGTAGCTCCAAGAATATGGACGATATTTAACATTCACTAGTGAGCCATTACCGATAAGAGTATTATGCATGGGGGAATTATCGGCATCAACTACCTTCGGAGCATCGTTAGTACCTCCATCTTTACGGAGGAGTTTACGTTTAATCGTAACAAAATCTCCACGTTCATCACCTTTATTTTTAATAACCAACCCATCTTCTTCTACCGTAGCACGGGTTTCATCAGACAAATTGCAAACATTAATCTCCCAGCAATGGGGATCAAAGGTGGTGTTAGGGCTAACGACAGCAGCCCAATAAGCAGTTCCAGAAATGATTCGATTTTTCATTTGATCAGCCATTTTAAATGACTCCTTTCATTTGTTGAAGCATAAGTGTATCATAGATATTTTCTAGTGTCAAGAACTTTAATGTGTCTCGGCCCATGTTTTTCCTACTTTAAATTCGGAATCTAACGGACATTTCAAATCATAAACTTGTTCTACTTCTTTGATACTCTCCTTTGTAATTTTTCCAAACTGCTCTATGTCTTTCTTGCTTACCTCAAACTGATACTCATCGTGTATACTAGCTACAAGTTTAGCATCAAGACCTTGTGCATTTATTTCTTTAATCATTTGGACTAACCATTGTTTACATACAACAGCACCAGCCCCTTGTATTAAACTATTAACTGCCGAATACGAATTACGTATGTGGATTAATCTACCATCCAATCCTTTAATAACTCCTGATTCAGCAGCTTCTGTTAGATTAGTTCGTAATGATTTTAACTTAGGCATATTGTTTAAGAATCTATCTATAAGAATTTGTCCTTCCTTAGATGATCCTCCAACCACAGAACCTATTTTTGCTGGACCTGCACCGTAACATAATGCATAGATAAATGTTTTGGCCTGATCTCGATTTGTAAGTCCAGCCATCTTCATGTTAGCTGTATGTACATCTCCTTCTAAAATCTCTTGTGTAAATTTTGGATCGTTCATGTAGTGAGCTAATCCTCTAAGCTCTAACCCGGATGCATCTGTACCTACAAGCTGGTGTGTATTCTCATTCTCTACTCTCCAGCATGTTCGACATTCCTCTCCGTATGGAGAGTATGATGCAGGAACTTGAGCCATATTAGGTGAGGTATGTGCCATCCTACCTGTGATAGTACGTAGGGTAAGTACCCTCCCATGTACTCTGCCATCATCCTGTACAGCTTCTATCCATGAAGCTACTTGAGCATATCTTTTCTGAAGTACTAGGTACTTAGAAATTAATTGTGCTTCAGGAATATCTATACCAGATAGAACAGCTTCGTCTACAATCACATGACCTTTGTCTGTTTTCTTTGTAGGTTTCCAACCTAACTCTATAAGACGTTCTCCTATTTGTTTACGTGAGCCGGGATTAAAAGGGGTAACGATATCTCTTAAAGGTTTACCAGATGTTTTGTGTGTACGTCCTGTAATTACAGTAGCAGGGAAAACTTCTTGGAGTTGGTTATGTATGGCATCAGCCTGATCAGCTAACCTAGCTACAAACGTACTGGCATACGGCACATCTAAATAAAAACCAGTATCTTCTTGTTGATCAATAAGATTTCTAATCTTGTGTTCAAGTTGTACACTCTCTGAAGAAAATCCTTTTGATTCATTTTTAAGATGTTGGTATAACTTGTATGTTATATTCACATCTCGTTTACAATAGTCTAACATAGCAGGAGTATAATAATCAAAGCTATCTACTCCTCCCTTTGGCATCTTAAATCGTTCACCCCATGCTGCTAACGAATGTCCTCCGTCACGCACGGGATTAAACAATTGAGATAGTATAAGTGTGTCAGTAATTTTGTTAGGCATAATGTTAGCATTGCATGTTCTGTTCAGTGCTACTGCATCAAACGACATTCCATTATGCATAATAAATTCTGACACACCTTGGGCAAAAGTAGAGAACTTTGTTATACACTCATCTCCTATGAAAATGTGGGGTTGTTTTTTATCTATGTCATAGGCTACAATGCAATGTACCTTAGACATAGTGTCCAACAACCCATCAGTTTCAATGTCGAGAATGCATTTCATAGATTCACCATAGTTGCTTTCGTTATAGGTACAATATAAAAGTACTCACCTTTAGGTACAAACCTGTTAGGAACTTCTTCTAGTGGACACTCCCTTACTGTATCACCAGCAATCTTCCAAGCTTTAGTAAAAGATTTATTTAGATACAGAAATGTCAGAACCTTCCCTTCTTTTTCAGCTTGTTCTAAAAGTTTTTTCTTACGTTCTGGTACACGTACATTCCACCAGTGGGTAGGCCACTCCGTGTCCCACACTAATTTAACTTCGGCCTCTGTTAGATACTCCTTTCCTTTGTAGGTGCTTTCAATATCAGCAGTATATTTTTCTTTAGTGGAAGTAATTGTATGTCCAGCAGCTATTAAATATTTTTTAACAGCTTTGATAGACAAGTCATTAACTTCATTATAGAGTTTACGATCAAACGGTTTACGTTTACCCATTAAAACGGTGCCTCCTCATCTTCATTAGAAGATTCAAAAGGGTTACTAATCTCTGACATTCTACCAGACTCTTGATCATAAAACAAGTAGGTAGCTATACCAACGTCACCAGTATACCGATTCTTCAACACACGTACCACAGTTGTATTGGCTGCTGTAGGATCGTCATCCTGTTGGTTTCTCTCCAAGGCTAGTACTCCATCACTCAGATGGGCTATGCTTTGGCTACCTCTGAGATGACCTAATGATACCTCTTGACCATCTTCATGTCCTTTATCACCGGAGGTACGTCGGAGATGGGATACAAGCAGCAACCCTATCTGACATTCCTCGACAAGACTACGTAGCTTGGTCATTAGAATATCAATAGACTTACGTTCATCTCCACCTTCCTGCCCAGAGACAAGAATACTAAGGTGGTCTAGAAATATCCACCTACAGTCTAATGCTTTAGCCATATATCTAATACGGTTTAGTATCTCGTCGTTAGATATAGAACCAAAGTGATCAAAAGCAAAGAACCTACCAGTTCCAATGGTTGCATTCTCCCACTCCTTCAGTTTATCTTTAGACAAAGTATCCCGTATCTCTTTAATATACAATCTTTGATTAGCCTCTACGGACATAATATTAAAGGCTGTATTACGTATGCTTTCCTCAAGGGCAAGCACTCCGATATTATCCTTAGAACTTTTCATAACATGGTGCATAAGTTCTCTGATCATAGAAGACTTACCCATACCAGACCCAGAGGTTACGGTTAAAAGCTCACCTGTTCTCATACCGTAAATCTTTTCATTAAGTCCAACCCAAGGAAAAGGAACAGTCTCACAGTAGTTTTCGTCATATAGACTATCACCTAACTTACCAAGGTTAGTAATACCTGCCGGTGTATATTCTTCTGCATCCCACCAGAGCTTAGTAAACTGTTCCCTGTTGCCAGCTTTAAGGTAATCACTAGCATCTTTAAAGTGTGTAAGCTTAACGATCTTACACTTGTTAGGCTCAAACAGTTGAGCAACCTTATCTGCTGCCTCTCGTCCAGCTTTATCATTGTCAAAACACAGTACTATATTGTCAAATTTATTTAAATAATCTAAACTTTTCTGACAATCTTTGTATGCTGACGATGCTGACTTGACCGAAACACTAGGCCACTTGCTACCAAACATTTGATAACAAGCCATAGCATCTAGTTCACCCTCACATACAGTAATAAACTTACCTCGTTGTCCGAAAGCTTTCTGTCCAAACAGAGTACACGATTGCATCTGCCCTTCAGACCTAAAGGTTTTATTAGCTACAGTACGTACCTTGTTACCCAAGTGAACACCTTGAGCATCATGGTACGGGTAGATATGTTGGAACACCTGTCCATTATTATGGGTTACATTTACACCATAAGTCTTGCAGGTATCTAAAGTAATCTTACGATCATCTAAAGCAGACAAGCTGCCTTTTGTCATACTGTTGGATATAACGGTACGTATTGGTGAGCTATCTTCCATTTGGTTTCCTTTCGTTAATGTCTCACACACAAAGCAATAAGTATTACCTGACTCGTATAAAGCTACACCATCAGACGATCCACAATCCTCACAAGGAAGATGCTTAACAAACTTATCGTCGTTCTCCTGCATCATAAGCTAACCTTTCTAATTTGTAAATCTATTTATTCCCTATAGAGTACATAAGTACTCATTCTATAGGGAATAAATAGTAAATGTCATCGGGATTATAACCAAGGTGACTCGTTAGGTTATACCTATCTTCAATAAAAGATTCAGCTTCTTCTTTAGAATTAAAATCCCATGACCTTTCTTGAAGATCATCTGAAAGTTTAACCTTCCATCTTTGTTTCATGTTCTTCTTCCTTGCATGTTAAAGCTTCCCACGAATAAGGAAAGGAAGCTTGGCAAATTATATCCCATTTACTAGCTATGTCTTGTATTTCTTGTTGAGCATGGCTATTACTACGTAAGTTATAAGCTCTAGCCCAAGCATACAGGGAACCAGTTACATAATAACTAGTGTACATAGCTTGTGGTAGTACCATCCTAGCCTGTTCTGGACACACCCCTTTACCTAATAAATATTTATAAGTCCAGATACATTTCTTTATAGCATGGTGGTACTCGTCAACCATAGGAGGAGGTCTATCTCCTACTGGATTTATATCTATATGCTTTGTTCCACTACCTTGCTTTGCATTGTCAGCTTTTTCTCTCCATGCATCAGGATAAAAAAACTCTGGATCATCGGAGACATACCGTCTAGATACCTCGTTATAACTAAAGCCTATGGTATGTTTAAATCTCTGACGAGCAACAAAGATAGGTACGGTTTCCCGTAGGGTTAAAGTACAATGAGTGAACGGTGTAAAGTGTTCGTGTTTAGCTAAATATTTTATGAGTTTCTCATCAGCATAGGTTAAAACATTTTCAACGGGACCGGCATGAGGTAGTGTATCCCATTTGCTTTCTTTATCAAAGCTTACTCTTGCTGAATTAACAACCGTTAAATCTGTACCCATACTGTCTACAAATTCTACGTTCAACTACTCTGCTCCTCTTCTAAAGAAATTAAACTGTCTACAAAAGATTCTTTATCAGCCATTATCTCATCTGTTTCCTGCTTTGCAAACCGTTTAGATTCTTTATGATCATAGCCTTCACGTTGATATTCTTTTACCAACCCTCTATAGATACTCTTACGATCTCTTTGCCACAAATGTTTGCTCATTTTTTATCTCCGTAAAAAATATGATTACCTATTTGCATTAGTCTTTTAAAGTCTCTATTCCAATAAGGATTAACATATGTTGCATGGTAATGCAACGATGTTGCTAGTCCCTGTATTCTGCCTCCCTGCATTACAAAATAGGATACTTCTTCAGCAGATGCAATAGCATCTAAGTCCACCATCCTTTCCGGCTTACCATCACAGTAATAAGAAAAGGCACACTTATGTTTAACAGGGTTGTTTCCCCTGTGTTTTCCCTCATGCACTACATTACATATAGTGTTAGGATATTTAGAATGCTTTACTCTGTTTAAGATTACAGTAGCTACAGCTAACTGCCCACTAAAACTTTCTCCCCTTGCTTCAAAATATAAAGCTTCAATTAAACAAGATGCTTCTTGAACATAACTTTGAGCTTTAGTTTTTGTAACCTGAAAGATAAGAGTTAAAGCTATCGATGTAAAAAGTAAAAACTTCATGTAAGTGATCCTATTATTGTTATGCCGAGTAAGAGAGCAGCCTCAAACAAAACTGCTATTAATAATATATCAAGCATTTAATTTCTCTCTCACATATTCCTCCAATAAATCCTCAAGGGAAGACACCTTACTTTCCAAGTAAGAAATCTTTTCTATCAGTTCCTTGTTACGTTGGTATTGTGTATAAAGCTGGCTCGTTAATTGTTGGATTTCTTTTTTGTATGTTTCTTCTAGTGTTGTAAGTAAGTCCATCACCTACCCCTTGTCTACAGAAAAGCTATCTGTAAACCCAAAGTCTTCAAACTCTTTAAGCATTTGAATAGTATCTTCAATATCTTCACATGCCTTTATCATAGAGTCTAAAGATATAGCAACCCGAAGGGGATCAACTCGACCCCCTTCATTAGCAGCATGTTGCATGTCAGCACGTAGTTGCTTGACTTCGTTTAGCAGTCCTAAATATCTAGCTTCAGACATAATCTTTTACCCATGTCTCTGTTGATACAAACTCATTCCAAACATCTGAAGACAACCACTTGCCCACTTGTTCCTGTCGTTTGAGAAGAGATAGATCATCACCTCGTTTGGTCAACGGGAACCGTTCCGAATTGTGAGAGGCATATGCTGTAAGAGCAGAAGAGAGAGCAAACACATTGCCACCACGTACATCAGCTTCGTCAGTAAATTGAGCCAGCAGCCGATCACTCAAGATATTTTTACGTTTTCTCTGATCAGGTGCTTTAGTTAGTTTATCAAGTAATTGTTTAACTTTTACTGTGGATACTTGAGTATCTGCCCACTGTTGATATCTAATTACTTGTTCGTGGTGACGGTCCATACTTTTACCAAAGGCTAAAATAAAACCCTCAGTTGTGAAGTTCTTTGTATGTCTCTTACGTGTAACATCATAGGAACCGGAGATCATACCGTTGGTACAGAACGTATCGATATCCCCACTGTATAGCAATACAGAACCAGAACCATCAAACGTATTCTTTAATATAAATCGTAGGTTAAATTTTGTTGAGTGTCCTGTTTTGGTAGTGATACCACTGGCAATATCTGGGAAGGTATATTCAGCCCAGCATACCCGACCATTCTTCAAGACTGTATCTTGAATTTTTACACTATTTAAAACAGACGGATCAAAGAAGTTAATCATCTGTTTCTGCAACGGTAGCAGCACCTCACCATTTAAAACTACACGATAGTTCTTGTTGGTGGTCGAAAGGTAATCACCATTACGAGTGAGTACTTTCTTGTCAGGGACAAGGGCATCAGTTGTGCCTCCAAATAATCCAGTAGGTTGAATGGGGTGGCTGTAGTAGCAAGGTTGCTCTTCCACATTAAAAAATATTTCACGATCTTCTGTAACTGTAAGATGTTCAAGCATCTTCATTCTCCATAAGTGTTGTAACTGTTTGTTTGTCAAATCCTAACCTCTCCATCGAGGCTAGAAACTCTTCGTCGTTAGTAGCACCATATTCATATAAAACAAAAGCCTTGTCAAGTAATCTATTCCATAAAACACGGCTCGGTATTACATTAGTTTTATTTATTTGGCAGGTCACTGTCCTTTCCTTTCTACTACATCAACAAGAATCCATTTCATGTAGTCCATATGTTCCAGCAAGTCATCATCAACTGAGGAAAAATCCCAGTCGTACCAATCAGCAGCAGACCAAGTCTGCCATTTGTTCCACTTCCCATCAATACGCTGGGAATACTCAACCTTGTTTAATGGACGGCCCATATCTCTACCCCTTCTTCTTCCATATCAAAAGAATCAATACCATATATATCTTCTAACAAATCCCTAGCTAGGCTTGATGTTTTAAACATAGCTGCCTTCTGAGTACCATCATCACTGATGGTAGGTAGTATAGCCATATCGTCTAAGTCATCCGATCCTTTCATTACAATCACATACATTATTCATCCCCCTGTGAATCGTTGGCTATAAAATAATGGGAAATCTGATCCACCACTAGCCTATATTC